AGTAGGTAAACCAAAAGTTTATACATATGTACCAGAATGGTTTAAGATGACTCTTCCGCCTGGTGTAGCACTTGACGGAGAAATATGGATTGGTAGAGGAATGTTTCAAAAAACAAGCAGACTTTCTACACTAAAACCAGGTAAAAGCTATACCGAAAAACAAATAAATGACATCTGGGCAGGCACACAAGATCCTCCTGTTATATTCAAAGTATTTGATATACCAAGTGAAAACTTGCCATTCGAACAGCGTATGAAACTTTTACAGACTATTGTAAAAGACCGCAAACAATGCTGGAACAAATTAAATTATCCAGGTAAACAAGTATATCCTCTTCAATTCACAGAACAAGTAAAGATTAAATCAATGGAACAACTAGTAAATTTATACACCAAATTAACATCCGAGGGAGCAGAAGGTATAATGCTCAGAGCATCTGGATCACCATATGAAACAAAAAGAAGTAAATATATGCTAAAGTATAAAATAAAAGAAGACGCTGAGTGTATTGTCAGGGGATATACACCAGGGGAAGGAAGACTCAAAGGTTTGCTTGGTTCGCTAAATTGTGAAATTCTACAAGATGGAAAGCCATCTGGTGTATTTACACAGATAGGCACAGGTCTTACTGATTCACAAAGAGAAAACTACATTATTCCTAATCACCCAGAGGCAATTCCAATTGGTAGCATAGTATCGTTTAGCTATATGGAGATGACAAAAGATGGTATTCCAAGACACCCTGTTTATCGCGGTATTCGCGATGACATCAAGAAACCTAAGAATGATGTAACAGTGGGACAGGTAAAATACATACTTACAAAGTTAATGAATAAGATTTCGGCAAGTAGAGAACAAAATTGGTCATTCAAAGTAAGATACTACAAACAAGCTATAGATGCACTTGATGTCACTATGCAATTGAATACAGTAGAAGATTACATAAAAGTCTTTCGGGAAAATGGTATGAAACTTCAAGATGAAGAAAACTTTAAAGCAAAAAATGGAACTTGGAAGAGCGCTATATTACAAAAAATAGACATCATTCTTAAAACAGGGGAGGTTGACAATATTTCTATGGATCTAGAAACATTAGCTATTGAAAATTTAACAAAAATTCCAGGTATAGGCCCTGCCAAAGCATCTGAGATATACAAAACAGAAGAAATTACAACTATCCCAGAGCTAAGAGAAGTTTATAATATTAACACAAAAGTTATAAATGATAAACAAGCTATTGGACTTAAACATTACGATGATCTACAGAAAAGAATTCCAAGGGCAGAAATGAATACCTGGAAAGACACACTTGAAGAAACTTTCAATGAAACACTTGCTGAATTAAATGAGACAGGAAAATTAGTTATAACAGGTTCTTATCGTAGAGAAAAACCAGATTCTGGAGACATTGATGCACTGATTACTACAGATGAATACAATAAAGATCTTATGAATACATTTTACAGTAATTTAGTCAAGAAAAATATAATATCACCAGAAAATGTGATATCAAAAGGTCCTATTAAAATAATGGCAGTCGCCGCCATTGACGAAATACACAGACATCTTGATATATTTTATTATACCTCTGATGTCTATCCATTTGCATTGTTATTTACAACCGGTTCAAAAGAATTAAACGTGAATATGAGAAATCATGCTATTAAAAAGGGTTATTCATTGAATGAGAGAAATTTAACACGTAATTCTCCTTCTGGTCCTACTGTATCAGAGGATGAATACATTCGAGTTATATCTAAACCAAAACCAGAGACAGAAGATGATATATTTAAGTTTTTAGACTTTAGATATCTTTCGCCTAAAGATAGATAATAAAATATTTGTTTAAATTAAATATTTAATTATAATAATGAGTAAAACTGCTAAAATTAGTACAGGTGTCTTAGATACTTTACCAGATGGATTAACTAAAATTTTACCTTATGGTTATAAAGTATATTCTTTTTTCCAAGACACTGATAAAACGTATGCTATATACATATCAAAAAAACAATTAGATATAAAGGATATGCAACGTAATTCAATCGGATTTGTTGCGTTTGCGCTTTATCCAAGCGAATCTAAATTAAGAATAACTTGGGTTGAATCAAATAAAAAAGGAGTTGGCATAGGTCATTATTTAATGATACTCACGGCTTACTTAGGAACTTTTCCAAAAATTAAAAAAATAGAATTAGATGACGATTCAGATTTTGCGCATAAAGGCAGTCTTTATCAAAAAGTAGGATGTACATATATTAACGAAGAACCATACCCAGATGTGGAATGTAATATAAAAGATGTTTTAAATAAATACGAAGAATTTATTACTAAATACAAAGGAAAAGGATTTTTTGTGTAATGTAAATGTAATTCTTGTATGTTTCGCCCAAAGATAGATAATAAAATATTTGTTTAAATTAAATGGAGTGTTATTACTACAAAACTCTAAATGAAACAGATTCTCCTATTCTAAAGAATGTAGATCTTACTGTAATTTTAATGATGGAAAATTCTAATAGATTTAAGAATGATCCTTTTATATTAAACTTATCTAAGAAAACTGTGATACAGTATAATAAGGGCTTTAGAGCCTGTAAAAAACCATTTGGTATAAAAGAAGTTAAAAGAGATGTAGTATATACTTACTATAAAGCATTTGAATATACTAAAAACTATAACAACGTTATTTTTCTAGAAGAAGATGCAGAGGTTTTATACTATACAAGATCACATTATGATAAGATAGATGAATATATCTCTAAGAATAAATTTAATATATTTACATTTGCAACATATGGTATATTTACTAAGATTAACGATGATTTTTATTCTGTTGACATGATGAGATCTGCACAAGCTCTAATTATAAGTAAAAATGAAAGATTAAACTTAGAGAAAAGAATGAAAGATAATAATTTTGAAGGAGAAACAGATGCAACATATTTTGACAAAAGATGTATTACTTATAAACATCCTCTTATTGTACAATTATTTCCGGAAACTGAAAACTTTAATAGCTGGAGTGGTAATAAGTATTCTAATAAATTAGGAATTACATTATCTGGTGTTGAACACGACAAATCTGGATGGGAGATAATATACATGTGTAGTAAATTAAGAGGATATTTTAAATTCATTGTGTTATTAATTTATGATATTCTATTGATTTTTTACAGAAAATAATCAATATTAAAATAAAATGTATCTTAAATGTAATATACATAATGGAATTGTTACGAGATCGTAAAATTGAGGAACAGTTTCAAAAATTAGTTACTAAATTTCTTTCAAAAAATGAAACATATAATATGAAAAAATTTATAGGAGGCTTACCTGTTACATTAGAAAGAAAAGATATGAATACATTAATGTTGAGAGGTAAAAACGATAAAAATAAATACACTGTAACTCAAAAAGTAGATGGTACAAGAGTTCTTATGTACATCGGCCCAGATTCCGAGACAGCGTCTGTAAAACAAAGAACTGTTTGTTTTATTGATAGAAATATGAAAATTTACACTATACGCAATGATACACGTGATATTCTTCCTTATGTAAATACACGAGAAATGCTTCTTGACGGAGAATTAGTATTTTTTGACAAAGAAGGAAACTCTCATAAGGAACTTGAGTCGCGAAATGTTAAAGGTGTTTCTTTTATGGCCTTTGACATTCTTTTTGGTCCAGAAACTATAGATGTATCATCGGATGGGACAAAAATAGTAGGTCAAGAATTTTCTTTTATTGTACCAGAAGATGGTAAACTTAGAACTATGCCTTGGCAGTATATAAATAGATACGATATATTGTATAATCTAATCATGCCAACTCAAATGAATAAATCTGAACCTATTCTTACAGAAGCGTTTAAAGGAGTAAACTGGTTTAATATAGAAGTTAAGCCAATATACTTTCTTGAAACGCTAAAAGATCGTCAAAATATTTACAACGAAAGCGGGCGCGGCTATCTTCAGACTATATTATCAACTGAACGTAAAAATTTTTATGAGTATTTACATAATAAACATACTAAACATATAAATATATTTACTAAAAAAGCTCTTAAATTAGATGGTTTAATCTTTACAGCGAGCGATACATTGTATAAAATTGGTTCTTGGGATACTGTAATGACTACACAATATAAGTGGAAACCAGCAAATGAACAAACAGTTGATTTGCTTATAAATAAAACCACGAATACATCAGCAACGGTGTATTTGTCTATAGGCGGAGAAATCGTACCTTATCAGGAAAAATATAATGAAGTTCAAGTAACTGTTCCTTACTGGGTGCCTGATAAAGTTGTTGCAGAATTTGGATTAGATAAAGACGGTAAATTTACATTCAAATCAATTAGAAAAGACAAAAATCATCCTAATGCACTGAGAACAGTTCTTAATGTAATAAATAGTTTTAAAAATCCTGTTGATATTAATGACTTGTATTACTTTTTGAATATACAAGAAACATCCGATAAAAAAATTATTAAGAGAGTATTACAGTATGCAAGTAAAACAAAACTGTTACAATGTATAACAAAAAAAGATTCTATTAATATTTTAGAACCAATACAAGTAGAAACAATAAATAATCTAATTAAAAGTGTAAATACGGTAAAAGACATTGAAGTCGAACTACGATTTGGAATTGTGGGAAAGACATTTAATCCAAGAATTAGTAGTTCAGAATTTATAAATATGTTAAATAAAGTAGAAAGTTATGGATACAAAAAAGAAATAGAAGACTTTGTAGACGTCTACAAAGATAGTGTTAGAACAAGATACATATTTTCAAAAGATTTTGGAAAATACATCTTTTATGACTCTATAGAAAAAAGTAGAAAATCTAATGTAGACATTATTATGAAAAATATTATGAAATTTGACATACGAATTGCCGAGTCTTTAGAAAAAAAAGTTAATAAATATAATTCAGAAGGTGATAGCTATAGAAAATACAGAACTTCATATACAGAACCGACGGGTCTTTTTAGAATAGACTTTACATCTATCAGTCCGGGTATTTATGTCGATAGAAATTTTATACCAAAAGATTCTAGCGAAACATATCAAATAGAGATAGAGTTTTTAAGTAATAACATAAATGTTGAAGAATTATTTAAATTTATAAGTCAAAATTTAGCTAACTGAGAGCAAACCACCTGAATAAGTGTAAGTTTTATCTATTGTTATCCATTTTTCTGGATCACTGAAAAAACCACTCTCAATAGGAGTAAACTTTGTAAGTAAAATATCAATTGTTTCGTCAAATGTTTTAGTCATTTCGGTTTTATTGACTATTGATATTTTTCTATTTGCTACTACCTTGTCATTTGCATCTCTATTAATTTTAATATTATAATAATCACCTACAAAAAAATTAGCTGGTATGTCTTTTTTCTGGTGAAAGGCGTAATTATTTAAAAAGTCTAAGTTTATACCTTCGGGTATAGATCTTCCATTGTATCCAAATTTAATTATTTGACCCGATTTATCAATTATCTGAAGTGCAAAAGTGTCTTTGTATGTGTCTTTATTTCCCCATATTATATAATTACAGCATGTAGATTCTATAAATATTAATTTAATTTCTCTGTTAGATTCTATCATCTCATAAGAAGCCTCTATAATGTTATCATAAGCATCTGGATATACAAAAATTTCATCTGTTATAGTTGAGAATACTAAACTTTGAAGATAAAATAAAATACGTTGCCTTTCTTGAAAATTATTTTCTGTTAAGGGACTATTCTTATAAACAATGTCTATAACATGATATTCATTCATTCTTTCAATGTCATTATATTTAAGATAACCATTTAGAATTATAGTGTCATCAAATTTATTTGATATTTGACATTCTAATGAATTTAACATATTATTTATATAAAAATTACCTTCGGGGCTTAAAACTAAAAAGAAATTTATACATTCATTTGGAACGCTACTCACAGTATAAATACTTGTTGTAAATTTATCTAAATTATTAACTGTGAAATTTGTATTAGTAATTTTATTTTGTTCAAATATAGATAAAAATTTAGTTGCATTTTCTTGATTAAATTTTTCATTTAGTTCAGATGTCTTATTTTTAATTATTTTTCCACTTTCGTTTATAATTAGATCAAATTTAATTAAGTTCTTTTGAATGCAATTTAATAATTGACTTCGATTAAATGACTCTAATCCTGGAAATCCTCTAGAGTCTCTTTTAAAGTTTTCACCTTTAACTTTTACAGTTTTATCTCCTATTTTAACCCTAAATTCATTATTCTTTTTCGATACTCTGTCCACTACAGTAACCTTTTGAAATACTCCATCTATTTTAACTTCCGCAGTTGCACCTGCTACAGTACTATCTGGAACTATAATACCAGATCCTAGATCTTCACCTAGATCGTCGTAAATTATATCATACATAGCAGCCTGTTCGTCATTTAGGGGAAAACCTTTTCTAAGATATTTTTTCATCATAGCAATAGAATCTGTTGTTTTAGTTTCACAAACAGGATACCATAAATTATCTCCTTTGGTATGTTGTTGTCCTTGTGGAGCTATATATTGATAATTTGGATCTGGACAATTTCCTTTCCAAGAAAAAGGAACTGGCCTCATATCTTCTATATATGATTGGCCTGCGACATTTCTTCCTCTTGTTTTTCTATCAGGACCGGCATAACCCGATACAGTATTGAAAATTAATGCAGGTTTTTTAGAAGTGGTATCTAAAGATTTTTTTATGAGTAGTTCAGGTTCACTATCAAATAATTTATCAAATAAAAACTGTACATCTTTAAATAAATCTTCACGTATAACCGAAGTACCTTGACCACACAATCCTTTTCTAATTTGTTTGTCGGTACATAATGAAAGAGTCATCATAACCGGGCCATTTTTATTTATAATAGCTGTTAATTTTACACCATTATCTGGAATTGATGTAAATCTGATGTATTCTTTTGACATAACTTGTTTTCTTGTAAGTCTTCCAAGTGAATATTCCCATTCTATAATTTTTATACCTCCAAAATTTATAATCTTGTCGCCAAATACACCTGTTTCAATTGTTGTAACATCAGAACGATCTAAATTACCCATAGAATCATATGGGCTAATAAGATTATTTAAATTTTCAAAATTAACCTGATTTCCAGGTTGTTGAAGTGCATTAAGAGTAAACTGACCAGTCATAGAATGAATATAAGATTTATCAGGAATATAAGTGTATTTATCAAATGTAGTAAGCCGCTTAAAAGCATCATAGTCTACTGAATCAGAATCATTTATACGCTTTATAAGTTCTGTTATTAGTCTTTGACGAGCTTCAATATCTTCTGGTACATTTACAAGATTAATCAATCCATTTTTACTAATTCTTATAGAAGTTTTATTATCATTTTCTTCATATGAAATTATTACGTTATTTAAGAACTGTGTAGTTTGAGTTTTTGCAACTAATTTTTTTGGACCTCTTTTTGTATAAATACCAAGATATGATATATTTGTTAATACATTTAAATTAGACTCGATGTCAAAAGTTCCATCTGTTACAGTTATTTCATCTTGTATCAATAAAATTTCATTTAATTGTTCCTGTGTTAAAGTTTTATTTTGTATGCTGTCTTTTAGAGTTTTATAGTCTCCGTCGTAATTTAATTTTTTAAGTATATTTTCATTAAAACCAGAAATTGTTAAATTTAATTTATCGTCGTCTTCGGGAAAAGAACATGTTTGTTCGTGATCTTTTGGGCCTACTCTATCGCAGAAAGTACAGTAAAGTCCCCTTTTAATAGGACCAATCGGAGGTCTATTATATGTTAAATTTGCCGTTGCTGTTCCAAGTAGCTCTTTTTTTGAAAAACTCAATTTATAAAATCCTGTTTCTCCTTCATCTAGTTCAAATTCTTTTTTAAGTTCATCTATGTCAATTATTTCTTCAACAGTCTCTAGTTTATTTATAAACATATTAATCCCGTTTATTTTAACCCCTGTTGACATATTTAATATATAAGTACATTTTAAAAAAACAATTTATTTGCAAATTTAAAAGCATATAAAAAAAATTACTATACAATAGTAAATTATGACAAAAGAGATAATTAAATTTAATGATCTTTTCGAAGAATTTTTAGAAAAAATTATTACAGCATTTCCAAATGATAAACTCAAAACATATCGACGAGGGTTTTTACTTTTGAAAACAACATCTCCAACAATTCCTGTAAATTTATTTATGGCAGGATGTATTAACTTCAAAAAAGAAATTATAGCAAGAGACGATGTCTTTTTTTTAAAGAATAATAATATTCAGGAAAAGGCAAAAATGTTTGGTAATTTTACAGATGATTGTGGTTTGGACACCTATTGGAATGAGTTATCCAAAACCACAAAAAAGGCAGTATGGGATTACATACAGTCTTTATTTGTATTAGGAGAAATTATAGTTAATGATAACAATGATTTATTTACTAAGTATACTAATTTATACGTTACAGATTATAAAAAAGAAATTAATAATCTTCATTCGTCTAATTTTTCAATAGACTTTTTAAAAAAATTAAATTCTTAGTTATTATTAAATGACATCTTATTGGTTGAGTAATATTTGCTCATTAACAAATTCTGTTAATATTAATCCATTTTCAGACGGAGACAAAAATTTTAGATTTAATTCTCTAACACGTCTTATAATACTGGTAACAATTGGAGCATACATATTTTCAGGGAAAAATAAGACAGAAATTTTAATGGGTGGAGTTATTTCTATATTTTTAAGCATTATAATATATATGATTACATATAACTCCGGAAAAATGTCTAAGGAACTAAATGTAATTCCCTATTCACCAAACAACTTTAATATTAAAGATAAGAAAACTTTAAAAGAACTATCAGATCATGATATTAATATGGCAAATCAGATTACTTTAGATTATACTCCACCCAATACAAAACTGAAAGAAGGTTCATATTTCTTAAAACCTAATGAAATGCCTCCAACTGTTTTAAAAACAGAGGTAGACACTAAAAAATTATTATCAACCGGTAAACAAACACCAAATGGTAGCGTTAAACAACTTAACAGTTTAATTGGTAAAAATTTATCATTTAACTAGATAATAATTTTAAAAATAAAATATAATATTAATAATAAATTAAAATGGAAAATTTAACCTACCAGGATATTAAAGGTAAAGGAGGTCCTTTGTCTACTCCTCATAATAGCAGATATTTAAAGCATGACGAAACCAATAGATCCGCCCATGGTATTTTGCGCTCTGGTAATTCACCTGAAAGAAACAAAAAAAATGATGTTGTTTTATCTAATCTTACTTACAAATTTTCTTCTGATCAGCCAGGTAGATATCATGCAGTAGTTGAAAAAAGTAGGGATAAAAATTTAAATATAAATGAGGATACAGCTGGTAGATTTGATAGATTCGCTGATAGTATACACTCTAATAGAAATCATTATATGAAACAAGACACAGAAGAACCCATTGAGGACACTTATCATAATAAATATACTTCGTATGTAATTACAAATAAAGAAAATCCTTATGAGATAACTGTCGATAGTAAAAATCTAAATTTGTTTCCGCATAGTAAAAACGATCCATTGTCTAGAAAAATAGATTTAGTTAATAATAAACTTGTTAAATCTGAAGATCTTATTATTAAAAAGGTTTAAAAAAATATTATATATAAAATATATAAAATGTGGATGACTTCTAACATTAGAACTCTTATGGTTCGTAGAAATTCCAATAATAATGTGTCTGTTGAAGAAATAGACGATACTGAAATACCTTTTATTCATTTTAATAATGGAATGGTAGAAATTATGTCGACTTCCAGCAGCAGTTTAAATATTCGAGATGATATAATATTGCATCCAATTATTGTAGCTCTTACACATTCTATGATGGTCGGAGATGGTCTTCCAATGGATTTAGATGAAGAAAAAAATAAGTTAACAGATGATCAATTTAGAAATTTAGAAACTTGTTCAGAGGTTACAAATTGTGTAATCTGTATGGAAAATAAAAAAGCAAATATCAAACTAAAATGTAATCACATTTTCTGTAAAGGATGTATTAAAAAATGGCTTACAGAAAAATCAAATACTTGTCCAAATTGTAGAACAGAAATTTAAAATTAAATATCGTAAATTATAAGATAATTTAAAATATTTAATTATAATAATAATGGATTCATTAGTTATTGTAATAATACTTTTGTCATTAATTGGTATTTATATAAATCTTGGAACAAAAACAGAGTTAAATATGCCAGAATTTAAAAAAAAATCTAATGAAATATCAGGAGGTGAAGATATGCCAATTGACAAAATTCAGGCTTCTATAAAAGATAAGCAAATTCCAGAAAGAGTAATATATGATCCAATAGGTGAGACTTATAAAACAGGTGATGGTTTAGTGACCGATAATGAAATTAAGAATTTAAAAATAAATACTGGAAATAAACCAGATACACGTCCATATAAATGGATGAATTCGTCTAAAAGAGAAATTAATAAATACGGTTTGAGTATAAAATCATTATCACATGAGGATAACTTTCCATATAACTCGGAGTATATGGCTTATACTCAGGCTCAAGATAATGTTAGAAGTAAAATAGACAATGCACCTAAAAATCCAAAAGGAATGGGGTTTAGAAGTCAAGTTATACTTCCTAAAGATGAGACAAATTTCAAAGAAAATTTAAAATTTAATGGCCGAGCTATTGCGATATTAAGAAATCAAGTTTTAAATCAAAATAAAAATTTACCTTATATGAATAAAGTAAATAGACATGAAATTGTAGATCGTGCATCTAGAGAGATTCATAGAGTTATAAATAATAAAATTGAATTAAAAGATAAACCCGATGAAAGCGAAGTAAATGTATCAAGAGACGCTTCAATAATTACAAATAAAATAAAGTCTGGAGATCACGATGAATCTAAAAACTCAATTGAAATGATGCGTCGCAATTATAATTTTAAATAAAAAATATTTATATAATATTAAATGGTTTACCCAGCAGAGTGGCAAGACAACATGGGAAACACCGGGGGCGAGTTTAATAAAAATATTCTTGCACATAAAGTCCATGATACAGAAAAGGGTCTAATGATTAAGAATAAAGTAAGCCCCCCTATAACAATACCTCAATTAAAACAAATGAAAAATAGAACTATAACAAAAGATTTTAGCGACAAAATTGATAACGATTTTAGAACAAGACCCAGTCAATTGTCTGATTATTATTTTAAAGAAATGCCTAAATTAATAAAAGTTAAAACTAAGGATTTATCTATGCATTATTTACCAGGGTTTACTAAAACCGAAGATAATTTATATGATATGCCAAGAAAATTTGATAAGGTTCATAAACATAATGAATTTGGTTTTGAAAGAACTGCAACAAAATCTATGACTAATGGAAAAGTAAATCCTCAAGATGTTACTCCAGAAGCAAATCAAAAAAATAAATTTAATGTAGTCCCGTTTGATGCCGCAAGAGAAAGCGGGGGCAATACACCGATTGTTGCTGTTCCTCATAGACGCAAGTTAATTACAATTAAAACTTAAGATTGATTAATTAAAGATATTATATTGTTTATATTTGTAGATAAGGTTTGTTCAAATACATTTCGTAATTTAATTACAGATTTTTTCTTATTTTCAATAGAATATTTAATTGTGTGTATTGATACCCATTTAATGTCATTCATCTCTAAAAATTTTTTATCAACTGATATATCTGATATAAATTTTTTAGTGCTAGTAAATCTGTCGCGATACACTGATGTAAAAGGAATCTTTACTAAGTACATGTAATATGGATTACCACTAGGGGTTTTAGATACTATACATTTAGTATTTTTATTCTTTATAAAATTTCTTAAATGGTCGTAATCATAAACTGCGCCAATAGTTTCTTCCCAAGCCTCTCTGGTTGCTGTAATTTCAGAATCATACCTGTCGATTAATTCGCATCTACCACCAAAATTAGACCACTTATTATCAAAGTCTTTTCCTAAAAGAAAATAAGGCGTTTGGTCTATACTTTTAGAATAAAATAAAACACCGGCAGCATATATAATATTATTAGTTATCATTTATAAATAAATTTTATATATTTTTATACTCTTTAACTTAAAAAAATTATTTATAAAATATTATCATTTATGAATGAAATTATTAATAATCATAATATAGAGGGTCCAATTAATTTATTATTTACTCGTTCGCATAAAAGTAAAAAAAAAGATACAAAAGACTATAATATGAGCGGTTTAGTACCAAAAATTAAGGTTGAAACTGAAAACATGTCCAGACCAACAGTTAAAGTTAATAATCCAATCAGCGTAGGAGGTATAGATTTGATTAAAGATCCAGAATCAGATAATGAATCTGAAGAATCTGGTAGCACAGTCGAAGCTAATGTATCTAAGCCAAATAAAACGAAAACGAAAATGAAAATGCGCCCTGCAAAAAGTGACTCTAAATTTAATCCCGAAGATTACCAAAATTTTGTTAATAGTTCTAAAGCAAAACATAATACAGAAAGAGATGAATCAGATGAGAGCGAAGGTTCTGATGAAGGTTCTGAAGGTTCTGACGAATATTCTGACTATTCGGATTCTGGATCAGAAACATCAAAAAAGTCAAAGAAAGATCCTAAACTAGAAAAACAAGAAATACTTCTTAAACTTCTTGCATTAGAGAAGAAAGGAATAAATCTATCTAAAAAATATTCTATGTCGTCTAAACTTTCAGATTTGCGTTTTGAGTTAGAATTACATAAGAATAACGCAGAAGTAGATGTAAGTGTTAAGTTTCAACAAAAACTTTTAATGGCGGCAGTAACAGGGCTTGAATTTGCAAATAAAAAATTTGATCCAATAGGTGCTAAATTAGATGGATGGTCTGAATCTATTATGGAAAATTTAGATGACTACGAAAGTGTATTTATAAGACTACACGAAAAATACAAAAAGAGAGCAGAATTACCACCTGAATTACAACTACTAGTTACACTCGTAGGAAGTGGTTTTATGTTTCACATTACAAAAAGTTTATTTAGTTCTTCTATGCCAGATGGATTAAATAATGTACAGAGTTCAGAAATCATGAAAAATATAGCGGCAGCAATGTCTAAACAAAATCCCCCAAAATCAGCTGTATCAGGTGTTTCCACAAAAGAAATATCTGGTCCTTCTATGAATCTATCGAATATGCTGAAAGATGACGACAACGATTCTGAATCAAGTGGGTCCGTAGAGACATCAAAGGAGGTTACAATAAATCAGAGAGGTAAAAGAGCTATTAATTTATAGACAAATTTTTAAAAAAAAATATAATATATTATAATATATTAAATGGTTTTATATTATAATATTAAAAGACCTGACAACGACTCACAAGAAGCTGTAGAAAATATCCCCGAAACTTCTCATGTAATACAAACTCCTTCGCCGGCTGCAAGAATAATACCTATGCAACCTACTATAAAAGATGAAAATTTAGCTGATAGACTTAGTACGCTTATTGCTGGAGGACATCCAGAATTTTCCAGTAAAATCGAATCTCTTATTCTTCACGAGATGGATAAGAGATTCAAAGATTTATCTTTAGATGATAAATTATTTGTAATGCATAGAACTTCTATATTAAGAAACAATATTACCAATAAATACATTAGTAATACTGATAACTACATTCTATTGTGTTTAGCACTTTTAGTCATAATAACAGTTAAGGTATTTTCTAAATAAATTAAATTAATCTATATAAATAACTTTAGAATTAATATTATATAGCGTATATCTAGAATTAGTATAGGATGATTTTCTAAATTCTTCTATACTCATTTTACCTCCATATTCTTTTAAATTATGTATACTAGGAGCAGGTGTTATCCTAAAATTAGCACCAAATAATTTACGATAAAACTGACCAATTAAATAAGTCTTATGTTCAAATATTTTATTAGAAACGCCATATGATTTTACACAATTAGGAGAGCAAAAATTTCCGTATAGTTTATATCTATCTAGCGTAGCCGAGTATTCAAATGGTAAGTAAAACGGGGTATTATCGAAAGAATGATGACAGTTAAAACATCTAACATTTGTTATTTTAAGTTTATCATCTGTAGAATCTACATTATTAGTGTAAATTTTTAAATTCTTAGAAGGATCTTTTTTAACATTACATGTATCCTCCTCGTCACTTGATAAATATATCTCGCACTTTTCTTTATTATCAATAAAATAATTCTGCAAGGTTGTAGGTTGTTCTGATTCTTTATCGTGCACATGTATACATAAATTACCAAAATTTAAGGCATTTGTATTGTACATTGTGTCATTGATATTAATAGTTTCTTCAAATGTTACAGGCTCGGTACCGTCCATGTTGTAATTATTTTTAAATGGAGTTGTTTCCCATTTTTTCTTTCTACCTCTTTTTTTCTTAATTGGTTCTTGACAATTTTCTAAAATTTCCTCGGACAATACGACTGTTTTTTTACGTCCTCTTCTTTTAACTGGTTCGTCCATTTTAATAAATAAATTTAAAGAATCTTTATATTTTTAATCAAAAATGTGGTCTTTATTTGCTTTTTCAACTTTTTCGTTTATCGGGTTTTTTTTACACAAGATTTATAGATATTTTTATTCATTTAAATTGAAATCTTTTGAAGATGATTACGAAGAAGATGAATATAATCTATTATGTTATAGAATTATGTTTGAAGATGGAACAGCTATTAATAAATTAGACTTAACATCTGAAGAAATAGAAGATATAGATAAAGAAAATAAAATTAAATACATAATTATTGATTACATGTTTAATGGTCAATTTATGAAATATTTAACTTATGATAAAGATATAACCTTTCCTTTCTATTCTTTTAAAATTGAACCTACTAAATTTCCATACTACCCGGAAACAGTTATATTAAATGGTGTTGATGTTACAAACTATGTCATTCCATATTTAGGTCCTCTGCAAAATTTTTACATTGATCGTCATGATGCTATTAAATTAGAAGATATACTTTTAGAACACCCAGAATATGATAAAATGAATTTTAATAAGGGACAAATTATAATGATTTCAAATGAAACACCACTAGATGGAAAAAAATGTATTACAAAAGAACTTCCTTGTATTCTTAATTGGAAGAGACATGCAGCAGTAGACCCTCGAGACGATGAAAAACTTTACAATTAAATTAAATTGACTTAAAAGATAAAATTTATTTAAATCTAAATAATGTCAGATAGAGAGATTTTATTTAGATTTAAAACTGTTCAAACAAACGCTATTAGAATTCTTTTTGAATCTTTAAAGAATATTCTCTCAGATGTAAATTTTAAAGCTGATTCATCTGGGTTAAAGTTAACAACCATAGATGGTACTTCCACGGCGATTGTAAATTTATTTTTACAATATGACAAATTTGAAGAATACATATGTAATAAAAAATCTATTAATATAGGTATAAATTTGTTGTCTGTATTTAAAATTTTAAAAGGTATAAAACACATGGATACGATTTCTTTTACAATTTATTCAAATGACGATAGTAACATGTATATTGAATGTCAAAATAGTTCTAAAAACTCTACTATTATAAGTAAAATTAAACTTCTAGATATGGACGAAAAAATTTATAATATTCCAGACATAAATTTTGAATCTTATATAACGATGCCATCATCTGATTTTCAGACTTATATATCAGATCTTGCTAACATCTCTTCAGATATAGAATTTAAATCAAATACAAATAACTTAAGTTTAAAATCATGTGGAGATTTTGCTGAACAAACTATTAAAATTAATGAAACAAATAATGATATTTCTAACTCAGAATCCCAACACGGCATATTTAATATTAAATATATCCAGTTATTTACTAAGTCTACTAATCTTTGTGGTACGGTAGAAATATATCTTAAAACTGGGTTTCCATTAACATTATTATATAATGTAGCGAATCTAGGAAAAATTAAATATTGTTTAGCGCCAAAAAATTAAATTTTGTTAATTACAATTATATCATTATTTTTATAACATGATTTACATTTGCACTTAAATTTGTAATAAATCTTAACAAATAGATCTTTTATGATGACTATTCCAGTTTTAAATAAGTAAGAGTTTTTCACTAGTTGAAGCGCCATTTCTAATTGTTCTTCTTCTAAGTCTATTTTGAATTTCTTATTTAAAATTTCATCCACTGAAAGAATAATAATATTCTCAAATGTGTCAGAGCTAAAATTACGATAATGTTTTTTATTAGCCTCAAGAAATTTTAATAAATTTAGAGTCAACTGTAAATAATCTATTTTATTATCTTTTAATTCTTCTTCAAATATATCAAGTAATCCATTCACTACAAGTATTTCCATTAATCTAATATAATACTTATCCGAACGAAGTTTTACAATTAATTGCTTTATTTTAGATTTATTTGCCATTTATATTATAATTATATAAATAAATGTAAAAAAAATAAACTAATAGATACAATAACTCCAGACATTGCATCTGTCATAAAAGAATATCCAAATCCAAGTGGTTTATAATAATGCTCATTTAAAATTGGAAATAGACCAGAATATCTCATTGGTATACCGACTAATCCAGATATTAAAAATACTACAATTAATTGAACTATTCTATTTGTTATATTAAATTTATCTTGTGTATAAACTATTAAGGGGTAAGTAACTGCACCAACAAAGGCGGCGATTAATGCTGCTCCTAAAATAGTATGCTTGTCAAAATAATCTTTCAATACGATTACCCATTTCATCTTTTCTATACCTAAAAATGAAAAACGACCCTCTGACATCGCGCGTAAAACTACGTCCCAAAACCCTGTTATAAAAAATACTAAAATTAAATCTATTAATCTAGATTTCGTAAACAATTTATCCATTTATATTATAAATTATTTTATAAAAAAAATATATTATAAAGTAATAAAAGAATGGACTCTTTAACTATGTTAATGGTTTTAATTGGTATAGTCACTGCCATAATATTTATATTATATATATCTGGAGTAGTTGAATTTAATCAAGAAGATCCCGAAACTACAGCAGATGATATAATGGAAGAAGCAAAAGATTCACTTGAGGCTTCGGATACTGAAGCCAAATCATTTTTTTACGATATAAACAATGATTCTGGATCTATTTTGAATGATAAGTTTAATTATGCAAAAAGCTCTAGATCATCCCCATATAAAACATCTACAACATATTATGAATCTGCTCCGCAAACTATCGAAACTGATAAACAACCAACATTAGGAAGACAGGGTGGTGCGTACAGTATGGGTAAAACAACATTTGTTCAACAAGGTAAAGATATGATAAAAGATATTACAGATGAACTTAATTTAGCTAAATTTGTAAGAAAAGGAATCGTTGACGCCAATCGTAATATGGTTGTTACGGCGAATCCCGCGAGCGAAATAGTTTAAATTAGATGTCTCTAAATAAATATTCATTTAAAATTTTATTCGTGTCTTCAACATTCTCGATTTTGTTTTCATTTTTAAGTATTGTATTAAACTTTTTAGATTTATAAAATGACTGTCTCTTTCTATTCCAATTATTGAATACAGAAATACAATCATTGATGTCAATTACAAGTGCTGGATTATCATTTTTCCTGCGCAGTATTCTTCCTACAGCCTGTTCTACATTTCCCCTTGGTGATGCCAATATTAATGTATCTAAAGAAGGATTATCATAACCCTCTGAAGCCATTTGATAAGTTGCTAATATTATTCTACAATCATTTGACTTTTTAAGATTTTCTTGTTTCATTCCCCCGTAGTATATTCCAACTGAATGATTAATACTAAGTAAACTATACATTAAATCACAATGTGCTTTTCTGTCTGTTAAAACTAACATTTTTCTATTAGATGTATAACATTCTTTTATAAGATGTATTATAAAATTAGTTCTTGTTTGTATTTCTATTATAGAAGTAATACTTGCAGGTGAATTAATTTTACCATTTGGTAGATATTTCATTGTGTTATCTGGATATTCATAATAATTATAGATGTGTATTTCAGGTTGAATTAAAAGAAGTTGAACATTCACAGCAGGCTTGCTTATAAACCATTCTAATACATGTTCAAGTTTATCAGCTCTTTTTAATGTAGCAGAAAGTCCTAGATTATATTTTGAACCTATCTTATAAAAGGCATTTGAGAAAACTTTACTACAATAATGGTGTGTCTCGTCAAAAATTGTGAATGAAAAAGAATTAAATGTATCACTTGGATAGTCTTTCATTGAAATACTTTGAATCATTCCTATACATACACTTGAAGAAGTGTCTATTTTATTAGACTGAATTATACCAGGTTTGAAACCTAGAAATTTTATAATTTGTTCAGACCATTGTTCCATAAGTGATTCTTTATTTACAATTACAAGTGTTTTAACTTTTAATAAAGATGCAATGTAAAGACTTGCGAATGTTTTTCCCCAACCAGTATATAAACAAGCTATACACGATCCAGTTTTAAGAATTTCGGAATGTATATCATTGATAACATTTTTTTGATACTCTCTTGGTTCTGCATTTATATTAATATCGCATTCGTTTATTTCATTTAAAATTAATATTCCTTCATCGTTATAATATCTTGGTATATACATAGATTTATTAGTCATTTTATAAACCGGATAACTAGTTACAGTTGGAGCCCCTGGTATAAATGGAACTACTGTTAACTTTTTCTTTAAATCATTATTAATAGGAACGCGCCGTCCTTTCATATTAGTAATGATTTATTTAAAGTTTTAAGTAAATTAAACTGAATTAAATTTAATTACTTCTTCTTTTCTTTTTTCTTAGGTTTATCAGACGTCTTTTTTCTAGGTTTATCAGACGTCTTTTTTCTAGGTTTATCAGACGTCTTTTTTCTAGGTTTATCAGATGTCTTTTTCTTAGGTTTATCGTCTTTTTTCTTATCAGATGTCTTCTTCTTAGGTCTTTTAACACTTGCCCAAGCTTCGGCAAGAGAAATACCTTTTTTCCACCTTAATTTCATAACTTTTGCAGTTAATTCGGGGTCGGGAGCCATTTTTTAATGGTTTAATTTATTTTAATTTTGAATTTATTACACAAATTTAAAGAAATTATTTATAATTATTTATAAGATAAATGGTAAAGTTTCATACACTTTCTGACCGAACTGTGCGTTATAATCTTCGCTGCGATAAAAAGTTTAAAGCTGAAATGAAGAATAATATTGATAAAAAGAACAACGAAATTCATTATGTAATGAAGGAAAATGTAGAAACTATTAATAAACTAAAGAGACTCACAAGTTCTTATAATTTTATTTATCAGAGTTATACAGATCTTTATAATACTTATTGTAGGTTAGTATCTGATTATAATACACTAAAGAAGCACGAACTTGAACTGATTAATAAGAATAATTCTCTTAAAAACGAAAATGAAGCCCTTAAAAATACTGAAACTAAAGTAACCGAAAGTGACAATGTAAATTCACTTGAAGACTGGGAAACTCTACAAGAAACAAATATTGATGAATTCTGTAAATGTGAATGCGAAAATGAAAATGAAAATATGTAATTAATTTAAAGAAAAAAAAAATACTTATATTGAGTAAGAGTATGCAGATATTTGTTAAGACACTTACTGGCAAAACAATTACACTTGAAGTTGAGCCAATTGATTCTATTGAGGGTATCAAGGCTAAAATTCAAGACAAGGAAGGTATTCCACCTGACCAGCAAAGACTTATTTTTGCAGGCAAGCAGCTAGAAGATGGCAGAACTCTGTCTGACTATAATATTCAAAAAGAATCTACATTACATCTTGTTCTAAGACTTCGTGGTGGCATGTAAAATAATAATAGTTTAATAACCATATGGAAGCGTAGCTCAGTTGGTTAGAGCACAGGTCTTATGAGCCTGGGGTCGCCGGTTCGAGTCCGGCCGTTTCCATATGATTATTACAAAATTTTAACTAACTTAGAAGTTTAAAATATACACATGTATAACAAATCATGGAATGCTCTATTTGTTGTGAAAAGTTTAACAATTCAACCCACTTAAAAATAGAGTGTAAAGGATGTTCTGATGATAATTTTGCGTGCAGAACGTGTTGTCAGACATTCATTCTAAGCGGAACTCAAGATCCTATGTGTATGTTTTGCAAGAGTCCATGGGATCGCGACTTTCTTAATAAAAATCTAACTAAAAAATTCGTTGGTACAACTTTAAAAGACTTTAATGAAAATATATTCTTAGAGCGTCAGATATCTTTATTACCAGATACACAAAAGGCCGCCGCCGATGAGAAAAAAATGAGAGAAATAAGCAAAGAAATGGAAAAGGCACGTGCAGAATTAAACCGTATTAAAAAGATGATGTATGACCAGCAGCAAATTATTGACGCATTTAAACTTCAATATAATAGAGTCTACTTAGGCGAAGAACAAGATGTTAAAACAAATAATTTTACTATTAAATGCCCATCCGGCGATTGTAATGGGTTTCTTAATGAAAAGTATTTCTGTTCTCTTTGTGATACAAAGTATTGCCGACATTGTATGGAAATCAAGGAAAAAGACCACGTTTGTAACGAAGATACAAAGGCTACTATTCTAGCGATTAAAAAGGAATCAAAGCCTTGTCCCGGTTGCGGAGAAATGATATCTAAAATAGACGGATGTGATCAAATGTGGTGTGTAAAGTGCCACATCCAATTTTCCTGGAGAACAGGTGCTGAACTTAAGGGTTATAATCACAACCCAGAGTATTTTCGCTGGATGCGGGAATCTGGGCAACATTTAAACCCAAATCCTAATCAAGGGCGCGCTCAGATGATGTGCGGAGTAATTTTAGATGACTACGCTATTACAAGAATAATCGTTAATGTATTTCCGCGCGATCAAAATATAATTTCATCCTTTCAACGTCTTTATAGATTCTATAGACACGCCGAATTTAAACTAACTCACATCGAAAGGGAAGAAAATGTAGATAGAGATCTTAAGAGATTAAGGGTCAAATATCTATTGGGGGACATTTCTCGAGAAATCTGGAAAAAGACTCTTCAGCAGATTGACAAGAAAACTAAAAAAACCATCGCATACAATAATGTGTGGAAACTTATATCTACAGTCATGGCAAGCTATATGGAACAGATTATTACATGCTCAAATGAAAATTCCAATAAACATGAATACATTAAAATACTGCAAGAAGCAGATAAATTTAAGATATATACCAATGCTGCTTTTTGTGAAGCAAGTAATGTTTTTGGTTCAACAACGTGTCCAGGAATAGATGACAACTGGCGCGAGTGTTTCAACTATAAAAGCTACATAAAAGCAAAGAATAAAAAAAAGAGTAATTAGTACTTCTGAAAGATGAAACTGAAGTTTAAAAAACTACATGCCATTTCTTCCTTTGTCATTTGAGGTCCTTTATAATTAGTGTTCCATTCGTGGAAATTTAAAATGCTTAATGGATACATATTAAAATTTTTACATTTTTCAATAAGAAATTCTTTAAACAGATAGTATTCTTGTGAAACACCTCGGTATTCAAAATAAGTCTCTCGAGATGTTTTTTCTGAAACTAGTGAAAAATCATACATAAGATTATCTAATTTATTAATCTTTAGTGCACTTTTATCAATAGGACCATTTTTTAAGTTTTCTTTAATTAAATCTCCGTCAGTAGCTGTTCCAATGAATACCCCTTTTGATTTGAGTTTTTTGGAAATCATATTCAGAGTAATGTCAATGTCTTCAACAAAATAATGAAAAGAAAATTGACAAGACACAACATCGTAAATACAATTATGATCTTTGCTATTTAGATTATTTAAAATAAACGGATCTGTGGCAGATAGATTCCAGAAAAAACACTTAGGCATGTTCATCTGAGACTTTACGTTAATGTATCTTTTTATAGCGCCTTCAAAATCATTTTTTTCGTATATAGCTTTAGCATCAGAATCAAATCCTGTGATGTATTTAAATTTAGCTTTTGCCCACTTAAAAATGTCTCCTCCTCTGCCTACTGAAATGTCTAACAGTTTTGTTCCTTCTGTAATTTTTTTAGCTTCAAATATAAGCTGCTGTTTTATCCAATTGTGATACTTACGAAGACTATCCCCTGTTACAGCTTCAAAGTTTATATCATTAATTTCACCTAATTTAATTTTGTCATAAATTTGATAACTTAATTTTATATCAGGGCAATTCTGCATAGTATTCAATAATATACTATGTAGTAGTACCTATATATTGTTTTTTTATGTAATAATTTTATTAAACAGGACTATAATTATCTTCCATACACATCAAAGCCATTGCAGCATAGTTATGTAGATCCATTAGAGTATCTTTAAGAGTTTCATCCGATACTGAAATATTGAGTCCTTTTCTTGAAATGTTAGTAAAACGTGACATTTTGTCAGAAATTCTTACCAAAACCCCGACTGTTCCGTGTTGTGCAAAAGCATCTCCGTAGTCTGCATTTTTCTTTTCAAATATTTCCTTACATTCTTTTTGAATTTTTTCAAGTTGTTGTACCCTGTTCATTTATTTAAAGATGAAATATGTCTTTATATTTTATGTGAATATTGTAATTTTTTAATATGCTTAAAAAATAAATACATTAATTATTATAATTCTAATGAAGTGCGATTGTGGTTATGATGCATTTTACTATGAAAAAATCACCGATAATAAAAGATTTAATGTTTATAAATGTGGACACGTAGCAATTGATACTAAAAGGAAAACTAAATGTGATATGAATATAATAAAATATGTATCAGATATAACACAAAAAGAAACTAAAACTGAAGAAAAATGTATATTATATAATCAAGTTTATGAAAGTCCCGAAGAAAAATATCGCAAAGACTTATACAATTATATTAATTTATGCGATATAACAAAAAACTTTTCTAGTAAATATCGTTTTAGTTATATTGCTAATATAAATTTCATACTTAATAAATTAGGATTTCCCTTGTATTTTGAAGAAAAAGAAACACTAGAGAGTCTTAAGACTAGAGTAAAATGTAAATCTAATCATAAATTACAATATAAACCAGAAACTAAAATAATTTTAGTTGAGGTTCCGGATTATTTAGCTGTAAATAGAAAAAGTAATAAATGTATTAAGAAAAGTAAAAAGAAAAACAATACAGAATTCATCGATAAAGTTTCTCATCTTTTTATAAATGAAGATGAACCATATGAAAATACACAAAATAAGAAAGAAGAAAATTTAATTTTGGATTCAGATTCAGAATCCGAAAATGATTCTGAAGAAGATAATACATTTGATGTAGACAATTATGATTCAGAAAATGATTATGAAGATCTTGATGATGGAGGTGCATTTAGCGATTAAAAATATAAATAATTATACAATATTAATTATAAATATGTTGTCAAATTTATTAGACGAAGAAGGACAAGAAAGAGTTAAAAATATCTTAGGTAAGGCAACGTTGCCACTTAAATTTTATTCTATAATCATAACAGTTATACTGTTGATAAACACTTTTTATTTATATTCTATTTCTAAAAAACTTGGTAATTAATATAAAAAAATAAATAATTTAAAATTAAATGTTAAACGTTTCTGATCAAGAAATCCAATTTTTTAAGAATGATGTAACAGAATATAGCGGCATAGAATCTCAGATTAAAGATCTGAAGAAAAAGATTAAGCCTCTACAAGATAAAATCAAAGAACTTACTAAGATTAAGCAAGATAAACAATCCGAAGTTTTAGCTTTTATGGAATCAAATGATTTAGATGTTTGTAATATAGATACTGCTTCATATGAACTTAAGAGCACTAAAAGCACAAAACAGGTATCAAAAGCAGATGTATATGATAGAATTTACAAGTATTTCAGCGAAGACACTGATAAAACCCAAGGGATGAAGCCAGAAGAAAAAGCAAAGTTTTTACATGATTACATCTATGTAGAAGGTCGAGAACAAACTGTTAATAAATCTTTAAAAGCTAAATAAATCAGTAACTAAAAGGTGTAATGTCTTCTATTTCGGTGTCAGAGTCTGAGTAGTAATCATTTGGTTCTATCTTAATTTTAGATAACTGGTTTACATACATTTTATATGTTAAGTTTTTAATTTTATCATTTTCTATTCTTATAAGTGCAATATCAGATGTATATGTATCATCTGTAAACTTAAATACAGTTAAATTTTTGTTATTTTCTTCAATATTATACAAGATAATATAATTATCATATCTTTTATAATGTTTGTAATCTGGAAATAAATTTATTTCAAATACGTCACTTTGCGTGATTTTTTCACTAATTTCACCCATTTTATTGAAAACAAGAAATTTACATTTCATTTTCCATTATTAATGTATAAAATATTATTTTTTATTAGTATTAACGAGTATAAATTACACTTTTAAATGTAAACTAAAAAATTATATAAAAAAATATTTTATATAAAATTATATCAGTTGAGATGTCTATTCTTGAAGCTAATCGTCCATGGAATAATGATCTAAAAGAAAAAATAAAAGCAGCAGGAGAGAAAGAAATTTTAGATTATTTTAAAGAAATAAGTAAAAAATGGACTGTTAGTAAGGGTGGAAATATAGTGGACGATGCATGTAAAAAATTAAATATTAAATCATTGGACGGAATAGACACATCTGAACTTCAACTTGAGTGTCAAAAAGTTATATATGAAATAACTCAAGTTTATTCAAAATTCAATGCAATAATTGAAGATCATAAAGATTATGCATTAGAATGGGCAAGAATTTATGAAGTTGTATACTATTGCGAGAAAATCATTCGTGACAGTTATCTTCTTTATAGAACAAATGATGAAAAACATAATGCATTTTACAATGAAGACACTGAAATTCTATTTAAATTTTCAAGATACACAGAAGAGACTAAAATGTCTCCTTATCAATCTCTTCTCTTGTATTTTTTTGAACTATTTCTAGAAGAAGGATTTACTAAGTGTGGTGGCAATTTGTATAAACCTCTTATTAAATATGGTAAAAATACACACGCGTGGAAAATGCACTGTACTCTTAAAGAATACATTTATCAAAAAACAGACCATAAGATTAATTTTAATCAGTGGAAAAATGCTACAGCCGGAGGTAGTAGTAATATAAATAATGCTGAAAAGTATTTTAACGAGTTTTTGGGTCCAGAGCTACCAGCATTGGTAAGAGACCGTCATCTATTTGCTTTCAGAAATGGTAATTACATTACAAAGTATAATGTAGCAGAACCAGATGAAAAACCTATTTACAAAGACATTTTCGTTCCTTATGGTCAATATCATCCTTATATCACTAATTTGTCGGTAGCATGTAAATATCACAATGTAAACTTTGATAACTTTGATCAATACTCCGAAGATGAATGGTTTAATATTATGTCTCATTGTCCTACATTTAAAAGTCTTCTAGATTATCAGGAATTTACAGAAGAAGTTCAAAGATGGCTTTGTATATTTATTGGAAGAATGTGTTTTGACATTGGCGAACTTGATAATTGGCAGGTACTTCTTTATCTTCTTGGACAGGCAGGAGCAGGTAAAAGTACAATTTTAATGAAAATTATTCATCAATTTTACGATGAACAAGATGTTGGTGTTATTTCTAACAATATTGACGCAAAGTTTGGTATTAAACCTCATGCAAATAAATTTGTTATTCTTGCACCAGAGATCAGTGAAACTTTTAAGATGGAACAAACTGACTGGCAACTTCTAGTTGAAGGTGGTAGAAATACATATGCAGAGAAATATAAAAATGACGAAACAATTGACTGGAAAGTACCATTGACTATGGGCGGTAATAAGATTATGCGTTATAAAAATAACTCAGAAAGTGTATCTCGTAGGGCTGCCGTTATTAACTTCTGGAAGAAAGTGATGAATACTGACACGGAAATTGATAAAAAACTGCTCAAAGAGCTTCCTTTTATACTTAAATTATGTATTCGTGGTTATTATCATGCACTAAATACACATGGTAAAAAGGGAATATGGAATATTTTACCTAAGTATTTCCATGAAAACAAGGAAGAGATGGAGCAAACTACCAATTCTCTACAGAACTTCTTGAAATCAGGAAAAGTAGTATTTGATAAGAAATTGTACATTCCGATGAAAGTATTTTCTCAAGCATTTAATGATCACTGCCGAGAGAATAATTTGCCACGGGAACAATTTACAAAAGATTACTTTATGGCGTTATTTACTAATAACGGTATTAAAATAATTCAACAGGGGACAAGGGAATATCCTATTAATTCAGGCATATTCATGAAAAGAACTACATTCTTTACAGGAATTGATATCCCGGGAGATGATAATGACATATATTTAGACAATCCAGAATAAATGCGTTTTATATTATTATTTTAAACATTTACATTTAAATAATATGAGTTCTAGTACACCAACCGAAGACTCTGGTTTAGTTTATGTTGTTCTTTTTGTATGCGTGTTATCAATTTTAGCATTTCTATTGTTTAAACTTTATAATAAAGTTAATGAATTAGATGAAAAAGTTCATGGGATTAATAATGAAAATAAATTAAATATTAAAAAAGAAAATCCAACAGTAGAAGAAGACGAATATCAAGAAGAAGTTCCAGATTTAGCAGGACTTAATAAAAAGAAGGATAAATTACCCGAAGGTCCCGGTCCGAGTAAACTACCTAATCAAGAGAAGTAAATTCGGATATCATTTGTTTAAATGAATTATATTCATTTTCAGAAATATATAAATTCCAATTTATTTTATTTAGTAAATATAATTCTAAAGGACCAGAGTCCTTAATTTCAAAATCAGAACAATATTTATTAGCCAATATTAAACATGTTTCTAAAACTGGTTTAATATTTGAAAAATTTAATTTAGAATTTTGTTTGTATCTGTACATGTAAATTAATGCTATTGTAAACGTGTTCTTATCTAATAATTTATTATTTTTATAAAAATTTGTTATAAAAGAATATATAAAACATCTGTTATTTAATACACTCAATATCTTATAAGGTATATTAAAAGATACATCAGAATCTATTATATTATTTAGTTGTTGAAGTGTTAACATTAATATAAAAAATCATTATTATTTTGTAATAAATTGATAATTTGATTTAATACATATTTATAAGAATTTATGTTATTTCCACCTGTTAAAATTATACTTCCAGGTCTAAACATTGCACATGTAATTAAATTTTGCGTATAAGGATTAGTCAATTTTATATTTATACCTGGATATTTACTAGGATTAAAAGAATAACTTTTAATACAACTAAGTTCTTTTGTATCTAAATATTTACAAACATTTGTTTGTTTGATATTTTTATCTATCTTAAAATCTGAATTTATCATGCATATCCTAACATTCGAGATGTAAGCTGAACTATCAAATGAGTTTAAGATTATTAATCTCCTAAAAATCTTGCGTATAGCATAGGTGGCAGACATTACATTTAAAACACCTGCAAATTGTATATTTCCATTTGAAAATATTTTAACAGAAATCCTTGGCTTATTTTGATACTTTACGCCCATGTAAGTGTTAATACAGTTATAAAAAGTCTTATTTCCCATTTCCTCGCAGTAAGTTTTGATATATTCTTCAATATTTATTTTACTATTAAAGCTGCAGCACACTGTCATTGTAGAAATACTCCAGTTTTTAGTTAAATTAAATTTATCTAAAGTTTGTATATTCTGAAGCTCATTGAATATATCGTAAAATTTTTCAAAATCCTGATTACATATGCAATCTTTGTATTTACACTTTGGATCGCATATTTTACAAAAATCTTCCATTTGATTCTTTATATTTAATGTAAAGTTTTCTTTATATTAGTATTTTTTAGTAATTTATAAGTTCAACAAGTCTTATATAGTCTAGTATAACACTGTTAGTTATCGCTTCTTTGCACGCGTTAAGAACTATTTGTGAATCTTCGCGAGTGTGATTAGTTATAAGATAGTTTATATAATATATAAACCGAGGAAGTATATTATTATACATGTCTTCAAGTAAAATTTCTCTATTTTGTATCTCATTAACAATATCGTATAAACAATAAATTATTATATTAAGATCAGTCTTTTTAATCATACTTTTAGAAATTAGTATTTTGTTACTATTCTTTCCGTAGTAGTATCTAATTAATTTATTTATTTCTAATAATTTATTATCGTTTATAATTTGGCGTGTACATGGTTCTCGAAAGTCTTGTGATTTATTTAAGTATGCAACTAAAGTATAAAAATCATAATAGAAGAATTTGTTATTTACTTTTATAGAGATAAAGGGATATCTCAAACTTTCATGACTTATTGGACAATAGTTATCTAATATGGTTTTCATACGAAAACGTTGTTGAATAATTTTAACTGCGTTAAATTCATTTAATATTTTAATTAATTTTAATTTATTAAAATGAGATACGCATCTTATAGATTTAATTTTACATATTTTCCTCAATGTTCTAACATTAATTTTTTTTGAATAAGATATCAACATCATATTTCTAATTATAATATATATTTTTAAATTAAATACTATTTAAATAAAATGTGTTTAAAAGAATAAATTATTTATTTTATAATGTCTTCTTTTAAGATTTCTAAAAAAAATGCACATACAGATTCCAGAATGTCTATAATAGCAAAACATAATCAAACAATAGAAAATATAGAAAATGAAAAGAAAAATATAGAAAAATATAAATCCGAGTTAAATTTATTACATAAAGCCAAATCTGTTAATAAATTTAATAGAGATCTAGAAGATAAAATTAAAATTTTAGAACAAAAAATTAGTGACATATCAAATGATAGAGATTTATCTGATTATCTATTTAAATCTCTAGATTTCATAAAAGAAATAGATGCAGATGAGCATACAACAGGTTCCAATAATGATGGAGAAATATTTAAATACATTTCACTAGATTCTCAAAATAACAAAGAAGAAATGTATAAAATGTATATGTCAAAATGTTTTCCAGATGAATCTAATAGATGTATCCAACTTAAAAATAATGAATACATTTGTAAAGATTGTAAATCTAATATGATTCACGATAAAACAGTCGGGTTGTTAATATGCTACGAATGTGGAATGACTCAAAATTTTAATATATCTGATTTACCAGAATGGAATCATGCAGAAACACATGAATATACAAAACCATATAGTTACAAACGAACAAATCATTTTAAAGAATGGATCACTCAAATACAAGGCCGTGAAGGAACAAATTTACCAGATGAAGTAATACAGTTACTCATAATAGAAATTAAAAAAGAACGACTTACTGATAAAACTCTTATTACTTACTGTAAAATTAAAGAATTTCTAAAGAAGTTAAAATTAAATAAATACTATGAACACATTCCAAACATAATTCATAAAATCACGGGAAATAAACAGCTTATAATTTCTCAAGAGCTAGAAACTAAACTAACCGATATGTTTAATGAAATTCAAGAACCGTTTGAAAAGAACTGTCCAAAAAACAGAAAGAACTTTTTAAGCTATTCTTATACGTTATACAAATTTTTTCAACTTTTAGATAAAAATGAATACTTAATTTACTTTCCATTGCTTAAAAGTCGTCAAAAGTTATTTGAGCAAGAAAGTATATGGAAAGAAATATGTAAAGATCTTGGTTGGAAGTTTATTAAATGTATTTAGAATGTACTAAAGCTAATAGCGCCATTTTGGTATAACCCGGTAGTTTTGCCAGTTGCTATAACAGATAGAGTATTTTTAAAAGTTCCTGAGAGAGCGGGATTGCCGAGGTAGGCGGCGGTGGATTTAAGGATAGGAGTTAATACTACTCTAATAGAATCATATTTACCTAAAGGAACATAGTCTTGATCTTTTGATTTTGCAAGATTTGATAGCGGTATTTTGTAATAATATACATCATCGTAGTTATGTCTCGAGGGCGAGGAGGAAGAATCTATATTTGTCTTCTGTGTTATTTCTGGTGGAAGTATACCAGAATATGAAATTGAGTTAAGAAAAACTTCGATATCAAAAGCTGTAACCGCACCACTATTTATCTCTCCTGCTACTACATATAATGCATCGGCATAAATATTAAAATGGTCACAATTTATGGTTATAGGATCGCCTTCTTTAAAATTTGAGGGGGTGGTAGTGGGGGTGGCACTCTGAGTAATATTAGTTCTTTTTGGAACTACTTGATTATTAAGAAGATTTCTCTCCGCATTAGTCATAGTGCTCTTATTAGAGAAAAGTCTAAATGTAAAGTCTGAACCCATGGCGGTATTAATCGCTCCAGATGCTGTGTTAGCATTAAATCCATCTTTTGTTAGATTTTGAGGATAAACCTTAACTTGCAGTGTTTGATTATTAGCTAAGCCCATTAAATACGAACAATCTACATCATTTTTTAATGTATTAAATATAGGCAATTTAAATATGCTAGAGTACGGTGTGGCGCTTGCGTCGGAGGGCCCCAATCGCGACGGCATTCTCTCTGTAAAAAAAGAAGCATGTTCAGTATCTATAAAACTTTTAAGTAGTCCAGCGGTATTAATAGTAGAAATTACTTGATTACCAACACATACCTCAACTCTTTCAACTAAAAGAGCCATCCACCAAGATGGAAGCTCCTTCCCACCACCCTGGGCGAGAGAGTTTACATTAACTACTAACTCTATATCACTTATCGCATCAATGTCGTTATCAAATGTAAATACAATAGTTTCTGGATCTGTTATAGTTCCTTTATTGCTGGTTACTTCAGATACACTACACCCATTTACAAAATGTTTGTCAGTGTCGTAATCATTCCAAAATACCGATTTAACTCCTCGCTCTTGTTCATCAACTGTTCCGTAACCCTGTGTTCCGGTGCCGTTATAAGCTGCTATTGCTGCTATTGAGCCTGACATTTATTATAAATGTATTTATTTTTTTTTTAAATTAATTAACTTAAATAACTTTATGTATTGTAGTATTTATTTATTTTAAATAAAATTTACATTACACTTATACATTTAATACATAGCAAGCGAAGCGGCACCGTCCTTGAATAGAGCGGTAGTCTTACCTACACATGTGATATTGATAAACGAGCCGGCATCAGCGACTGCGTTACCACTGAAAGTTAGTGTAAGTCTAATACTGTCAAATCTGTTGAGAGGTACCGACGAACCACCATAGGCGCGCGATGCAAGTGGGAAAACGAAAGTGCCAAAACCGCCACGGCCTGTAAACTCATTTATAGTCGCATTTTGTTGCGCGTTGGTCATCGCATTCGAGTCCGACGCGTCGGACGCAGATGTCTGCGCATTAGCTGCCCCAGATGCGTTAGCTACGATTAATTTGTTAGAGTATAGACCCATAGAATCTGCTACAACCGAATCTAGAAGAGCCGCAGGTAAAACTCCGGAGAACGAGCTAGAATTTAATTTTAGCTCAGCAGATGCAAGACCAACTCTAGAACCTACATTACCGGTAATGATAAGATGAGAAGCATATAAAGAAAAGTGATCAAGATCAATTGTCTTTGTCCGTGTAGTGCCAACATCGGTTACTCTTGCGTTTTGCGTCATCTTGAGACGTTTTGGCATGCCCAAAGGCATAGATTTCATGGCCTCGCGTTCCTCGTTACACATAACAATCTGCTTTGCAAATAGTCTGCAAGAAGTAATTTTTGCGTCAGCTCGTTTCTTTAATATGCATCCTGGTATATCCGTCTGCGACGGCGCCGCCGCGTCGGAGGGGGAGGTGTTGGAGCCATTTATCCCGCCGGTGCCTCCCTTGACTATGTTGTTACTCTGAATAACATAGGGAACATTCTCCTCAATATTAAATCTGTTATTTAATATAGAATTGTTGTTACTTATCGCCTCTGAGGAGCCGTCGACGCCAAGTTCGCTAGCAATTGGAGTAAATGGCGCTACCGGCGCTGTATTGATTG